ATGAATCTCGCGACCGAAACCCGTCTGAACACGGTTGAAGAGACACAAGCCGCGCCCGTCCAGGAGCGCAAGATCATCGTCGCGGCGGTGATCGGCAACCTGCTGGAGTTCTTCGACTTCACCGTCTACAGCTACTTCGCGCTCACGATCGGCCATCAGTTCTTTCCCGCCGACAGCCCCGTCACGTCGCTGCTGCTCGCCTTCGCGGTGTTCGCCGTGGGCTTCGTGATGCGCCCGCTCGGCGGTATCGTGCTCGGCCGCTATGCGGACCGCGCGGGCCGCAAGCCCGCGCTCACGCTCACCATCCTGCTGATGGCGCTCGGCTCCGCCTCCATCGGACTTGCGCCGACCTACGCGCAAATCGGCATGGCCGCGCCGGTTCTGATCGTCGTGGCGCGCCTCGTGCAGGGCTTCGCGCAGGGCGGCGAGTTCGGCGCGGCCACGGCCACGCTGCTCGAAATGGGCGGCCAGGCAAGCCGCGGCTTTCGCGCGAGCTGGCAGCTTGCGAGCCAGGGCGCGGCGGCGCTGCTGGGCTCGGGCCTCGCCGCAAGCCTCGGCTTTCTGCTCTCCACCGAGACCATGCATAGCTGGGGCTGGCGCATTCCCTTCCTGCTCGGCACGCTGATCGCGCCGGTCGGCATCTACCTGCGCCGGCACATTCGCGAGGAGCCGCCCGCGCAGCGCGCCGTGGCCGATCGCGACGACCCGAAGCGCGGCCTCTACGTGCGCAACTGGTTTCTCACGATCTTCGCGATCATGGGCATGTCGGTGTCGACGTACGTGATGATGTACTACATGCCGACCTACTGTATTCAGTCTGCCAGAAACTCAGGGCTCTAAACCTTACTGGTAAAGGGTTTCAGGCTCTTAAAGCCACGTCCAGAACACCACAAATCAACACGTTGGTCCCTTAAGAATCAATGGCTTGCACGGGAGTTTTGGACGATGAAAACGCTACTATCAGCAGTTGCGCTCACACTGATCACGATCACCGCTCACGCGGGCAACATCGGCGGCGGGCCCCACGGCGGCATGAGCACCGGAGCAATGGGACCGAATGGCCCTGGCAGTACGGGCGCCGCTATGACCGGCCATGCCTCGCCCGGAGGCACTCAAGGCACACAGGGAAGCCAGGGCGGCCGGTACAGCGTAGTCGATGGCTATCAGCCCTGGCCGCAGTCCGAGATGAGGCAGTACGCCAAGCCGCGGTGGGAACCGTACCGCGGCGATTGATGCTACGGCAGTCGAGCTATCGAAAGCGTGTTGACTGCGGCGGTCGTCGAGAGCGCGACAGCGCCTCCTGAGGCCTGGTAAGCCTGAATCACGACTGTCTGGCCCGCCGTTAGGCTGACGACAGCCGTTGCCCGAACGACGCGCCCAAGCGAAGTTGCGGTCTCCGCGAAATACTGCCCGTTGGCAACTATTGCGCCGTTTGCGATGATGGTGACGCTGTACTGGTTGCCTGCGCCCGTCGCCGCAGCCGCAAAGGCGATTTGTACTGAGACGATGTAATACGCAGTAGCCGGCGCAGTAAACGTTCCACCAGCAGCATTGAAATTGGCATTAACCCGGTCATACGTCTTTGTCCAGCCGGTGACGGTCGTGCCAGCATTGTTCGGGATGGATTGCCCGCTGGTGTTGCTGTATAGCAGCGCGTCGTTGCCGCTCGCGTTCAGCGTCGTGAATGCGCCGGCCGCCGCCGCAGTGCCGCCGATCGACGGTGGCGACGCCAGATAGGTGGAGAATCCGGTCCCGCTCACGGTGCTGCTCGCGGATAGCGTCGTGAATGCACCAGTGCTCGGGGTGGTCGCGCCAACGGTCGCGTTGTTGAGGCTGCCGCCAGTGATGGCCGGCGTCCCAATCGTGGGCCCGGTCCCGAAAACGAGGGAACCGCTGCCGGTTTCGTCCGACACGATCCCCGCGAGCTGGGCAGATGTCGTCGCAGCGAACTGCGCGAGCGTGCCGCTCGTCAGCGCGTACGTTGTGCCGCACGAAAAGCCCGAGGCGCTCGTGTACTTCAGCGCACTGTTGGCAGTGCTGCACGAAGGAAGCGCGACAGCGGTAGGCGACGCTGACGCGGCGGTGACATTCGCCACAACCGTGTTGGCCGCCTGTGCGGCAAGGCTGCCCGTTCCGATATTCCCCGCGAACGTGCCCAGCACGGTCAGGTTCTGGTACGTCGGGCTCGGGTAGCTTTGGGCAAGCGCCATCAACGGCACGAAGAGTGCCGCGAGAATAATCCTTTTCATTTGAGTTCCCCTGGTTATGGTGAAGCGACGCCGACTACGTTTCCGGTGCCGTTGTTCGTCACGTTGGCGGTGTTCCCGGAGTAGTAATTGGATTGGACGCTGACGGTTGATGAGCCTGTCTGGAGCCAGACCGCAGTCCCGAATCCTTCGAACATGTTCCCTGTGATCACGCCGGCAACAGGCGTTGTGCCGCCGATGATGATCCCGTTCGTGTTCGTCGCTGAGCCGCCGATGCGCCCGAACGTGTTCCCCATGATGGTGAAACCGTTCGTGGCGGTGAGATTGATCCCCGACACCGCAGACCCGGAGTAAGGCACGATGAACAGATTCCCGTGGATCATCGTGTCCGTCACGCCAGCGGTATCGAAGACCCCAGAATTCACGCTGTTGAACTGATTGCCAATGACCGTCAACTGATCCTGACCGGCTGCGGGAGTCGATACGTAGACGCCGTAGCCCACGCCAGTGAAGTTGTTGTTGGTGACGTTGACGCCCTGAACGTAGTTGTTGTATTTGACGCCGTTACCGAGAGCCTGGATGAAGCAGTTCTGGATGTTGATCGCTACGGCCTGAGCGTTGGCCGTCCCGATGAGATAGACGCCGACGCCGCTCGATGTGGTGGCGCCGTCGATAATCGAGTTGAAGATGTTGACGTTCGAAACACCACTGATCGAGATGCCGTTGGCCCAATAGTCGGAGACCTCGTATCCATCCGATCCACGGATCGTGACGTTCGTGATATCCGTGAGCGCGGTGTTTGCCGGGTTGGGTATCGAGGATGACGATTGCGACAGGGAGAGCGCCGTACCGCTGCCCACCGATCCGGTAAGGAAAGACAGGCCAGATATGTGAACGGCGTTGTAGGGACCGTTGTAGGTAATCGTCATGCCACCACCGGATGCCCATACCAGCTTGCTCTGGTCTGCAGCCGCGCCATGGATGGTGATGCTCGCCGTGGTGCTGGGCAGCGAGTAACTTACGGCTGACGAGAACTTGTAGACGCCCGGCGGGAAATAGACGCACGCCTGACCGCTCGGGCCTACAGCGGCTGTCGCCGCAAATGCCGATGTGTTGTCATTCGTGTTCGTGTTGTCGCCACCGTGATCAAGGATCGACGGACATGGAGCGTGATTGGCGACAAATGCGGTCGTGGCGATCTGCGTGCTACTCGTCCCCAGCGAAGCGGTAGGGGCCGTGGGTGTGCCGGTCAGCGATGGAGATGGAAAGCTGGATCCGGAAACAGTCCCGGAAAATGAGGTATTCCCAGCGTCATCGATATCGCAGATGACGGCCGTGTTTGCGCTGTTGACGCACTGAAGGTGGCCGCTGAACGCTCGCAGGTACTTGTTCGGCGTCGTCGCCCCATTGCCCTGCAATTCGACCTGCGCGCCCGCAGTGGTGTTGCCCGTGCTGTTGATCACGAGCGCCTGTCCGGACGTGTTGGTGAGGCTGATATTGCCCGTCGCAAGCGAAGTGAACGCGCCGGTATTCGGAGACGTGGACCCGATTGTTCCAGGGGAGGCCCATGCTGTCGGCGCAATGGTTCCGGCCGTGACGGCCGAATTGCAGGAGAATCCGCTACCACTGGTCCACTGGAGCGCGCTCGTGGAGCTTGAGCACCCCGGCATTGAGAATGCCGTGGGAGGCGCGCTGGACCCCGTTGCATTCGCCAGCACCGTGTTGCCTGCTTGCGGCCCGAGGTTGATGGACGCCCCGTATAGCGTCCCCAGAACGGTCAGATCCTGAAACGTGACTGACGGATAGGTGAATGTCTGGGCAAGCGCCACCAGCGGCCACAGCAGGACCGCAAGCAGGATCTTCTTCATGGGATTGGCTACGGAGTTGGAAAGGCCGCGATCACGCGCGCGATCTCGTGATCGATGAGGTTCCCCCACGGCAATGTCGCTTTGCCGATGGGAATGAGCAGCGCGGCGTGATGGCCGCCGGGCGGCACGTCGCAAACGATGTCGTTGCCGTTCTTGAAGAGATGCACCGGCACGTTGGCGAGCGCCGCGCGGATACCAAGATCGACGCCCACGCGCGGAGGCTCGAAACCATAGACAGCGGCAGGCGCATTACCGCCCACCACCATCGCGGCAGCCGCACACAGGGCCAGCGCAGCCCCGAGGGAGTGCCCGCAGAGCGTCACAGGCTGGCCGGCAGCCGCAGCCAGCACGCCAAGCTCCATCGCCTCCCATGCACGCCAGAAGCCGGTATAGACGGTGCCCACGCCCGGCACATCGAGCGGCGCAATGTCGAAGTCAGCCGCGAAGCTCGCAACATCATCCGTACCGCGGAAAGCGATGCACAGACCGGCCGCCGTGTGCCGCACGATCGCGCGCGATGCGCTATCCGCAACCCCGATATCCGGCGCTGCGGAATATGCCTCTTGCGCGAGCACCGCGTAGTCACGCGCCTGCATCACTGGCTCGCTGCGGGCGCAGAAGCAGCGGCAGGTGCCGAAGCCCCAGCGGGCGCAGCGGGCGATCCGTAGACCGTCATCGCGTTCTGCAACGTCAAAGAGAAGATGCCGATAGCCGCGATGAACAGCGGCTTCTGGTCCTTCGGGATCTGCGTCGATGCGTTGATCGCCTGTTCGAGCGCCGGGACACCCGTCGCGAGCAGCGTCTGGACCGAGGTCACGGTGATGGCGCCGGCCGTCGCGCAGAACAGGCCATTCGCGGTAGCGGCGGCAGCAACGGTCGGATCGAGCACGGCGATGCTTTGCAGCGTGGGCTGCACGACGCTGCAACCGTTGGCGACTGTCGCCTGGAGTTTCGCGAGATCGCCCGCGGCGGTCTGCTGCTGAGCGGTCGAGCAGCCAAAGAGAGCGGACAGGGCTAACCCTGCCGCGAGAAGCAGCATCTTGGATTTCATGACGGTTCCTTGGGGTGGTTACTGCTTGGGAGTGTTGCGGGAGTTGATGGCGTTGACGACGTAATGAGCAGCGGTCAGGAGAATCGCGCCCATGGTTCCAGCCACTTCAGCGGGAGGCGTAGCGATCTTGAGTGCCTGGCAGAACCACACAATGCAGCCCCCCAGCATTGCGCCAGTGACTGCGGATGCGCCGGTCGAAACGGGAGACGAGTTCATGCGGGCACCTCCGGTTGCGGTTGGGCTTCCCCCGAGAAGTCGGCCCCCAAGGTGAAGAGCGCCTTTTCAGCATCGCGCCGGCGCAGCAGACCAGCGACCACCTGGCCGGCCGAGATGTCCCACTTCTCGAATTCGTCGATCGCTCCCTGGACGTCGTTGGCGTTGAACTTGCGGAGCATCGTCGAGTTCTTGAACGCATTGATGCCAACGTTGAAGGTGAAGTCCACGAATGCATCGAACTCTTCCTGCGTCATGCCAGGCTTCACGTATAGATTGACGGCGTTTGCCGCCCACTGGACATCTTCCAGGAGCCATTGCTGAGCCTCTTCCGGCGTGCAAGTCATGCCTTCGTGCACGCCGAGCGTATGGCCGTAGCCGATCGTCCACGGATCGGTGGGAAGAGGCTTGTACGCAACGAGCTTTGGGCCGCCGTCGGACTCGAAAGACTCGGTCAGGTGGAGACCATCTTGTGAGTAGTCCACTATTCTTCTCCGGTGAGAGTTTTCAGGAGCCGCTCATCGCCTTCCTTGAGCGTCTTCAATAGCGTGGCGTGATCGGCCAGCATGTCGCGCTGCGCCTCGGCCATTGCGAGAATCGCTTCAAGCTGCTTTTGCTGGACTTCGCCTGATCGCTTCTGCTCCATCATGATTACCGCGCTCGCGATGGCCGCCTCGATGGAGAGCGTGAGATTCGTGCCGCCCCAATCCGGGTCGATGCCGAACAGGTGGTGAAGGACCAGGGCCAGGACGACGAAGAGAATCAGGATGCGCAGGAAGGTTTTTTCCTCGCGGAATTTCAGGTAGAGGCGTTTAAGCATGGCGCACCATCAGCCAGATTTCTGCAATGCCGATTACCACCTCGATCACGAACAGCCCGAGCATGGCCCAGTTGATCACGCGCGCATGATTTGCTTCACGATCTTCTTCAAGCGCATCCAGGCGTTGCGAACAGTGCTCGAACAAAGCTTCGTGAAGCTCGAAGCGCCCTTCGATCAGTTCGTCATCCATGGGAGGCGAACAGTTTGATGATTTCGGCCAGCGCGAGAATCCCGGCGAAGATGGCTGCCCACTTGCCGGGAATGGCGTTGATCGCGTCGGACATCTGCCGGGTATGCGCGATGTTGATGTCATCACGCAGCGCTGCGACATCCTCTTTCGTGGCCACCTTGGCGACTGCCTCGCGCAGGCCTGCAATGATTTCGTCCTGCCGCGTCATGCGAGCGTCGAGTTTTTCGATGGCATCGTCGGTCGCGTCCTGACGCGCTCGCAGTTCGGCAATAGCCATAGCCTGATCCATAGGTTCCCCGTGAGGTGTGGGTTATTGTGCGAATTCGAAAACGAGGATGCAGCCACCTGTGCCGTTGAAACCTGCGCTGGCTGCCGAGTTGATGTTGCGGGCGCTCCCTGCGCCGCCTGCGCCCAATCCAATGCCCGCGCTGCCGGTGCCCGCTGTGCCCCCAGGACCACCCGATCCGAAGGGGCTGCTGCCGCCGTCCCCGCCCAGCGGGTTCGACAGCGCGAAGCCTGCTTTCCCGGCATTCCCAGCCGTAGCGAACAGGAAGTTCCCGCTCCCGCTCGGGAAGGCAGGCAGGCCGCCAGATGGCGCGCTCACGTTCGCCGCGGTGCTGCCGCCGCCGAGCGTTCCGACCTGGCCGGGGACGCCGCCTGGGAGCGTGAGCAGTGAGCCAAAGAGCGTCTGGTTGCCGTAGCCGCCATTCGCGCCTGAAACGCCGACACCGCCTGCGCCGATCGTCACCGATTGAGCGGACAGACCGCCCATGATCAGGATCACGCCGAATGCCCCCGAGCCCCCACCGCACCCGGCGCATACCGTGGTCGAGGTGGTCGCAATCGTGCCGCCACCAGCCGCCCCACCGCCCACGCCAGCGACAATCGCTTTCGTCGCGCCCGGAGTCGGCGTATAGGTGCCGGTTGCCAAAAGGACCTGCACGTTGATGAGCGAGCCGAGCAGCGAGCGGCCAGGCGTATTGATGCCGACATCGACTTCGGACAGGCCGGAGTCCATGGAACCGGAGTCCATGGCCACGGTGACGGTCGTCACTGTCGAGTAAGCCGATGCCGTGACGGTCCCGTAGAGCGTGCCGCCCGTGTTGAACGTGCGCACGCGGCGCCCGACCGCGTAGAGACTCGTCTGGTTGCCCGCGACCGTGAATTGCGTGCCGCTCACATAGGTCGGCGTCAGCGCCGGGTTGATCCATTCCGCCGAGGCGAACCACGTGGCGATCGCGGCCATCATGGCGCGTGCGGAATCGTTCACCGACGACGGCGGCTGGCCCTCCTGCCAGTTGATCGCAGGGTCCGCCGTGGCGTTGTTGGCCGCCGTCTGCGACCACAGACCGAGTAGCAATTGCAGCATTTCAGATCCTGTAGAATGAAAAACCCCGCACTAGGCGGGGCTGGAGATTTTCATGACGCCAGATCAATGGCAGCGGATGATTGCAACGGCAATCGTCGCTTCGATTCCATCACTGCGATCCACTCTGAAGGCTCGCGCCGAGAAGGCCCGGCGTGAGGGGCGCAAGCCGGTTAGTTATCGCGTTGCCTATTGGCTGGGCAAACGCTGGTCGGCTCATCAAAAGCCCTTGCGCTAGGCGTTGCCCCATCGGCGTATAGGCGAGTGCGGGCGCTGCCGCGGCGTACGTCCACGGACTCAGCAGCATTCCAGGGTGCGAGAACAGCGCACCAATTGCGCCGGCCGTCCCGAGACGCCCTGCCGTTCCACTGTCCGGATAGCCCTTCCCGAGCACATTCATCGCGTCCTGCGAGAAGTCCTGCATCAGTGCGTTGCCGGTTGCCGATGCGCCCTTGCCAACAGACTTGTCATTAGCGCGGACCGCGCCCTGAAGTTGTGCGGGCGTGAAAATGCCGCCGTTGTCCATTGCTCCCTTCGAAGCAGCCGCACCGCGCAGGCGCACGTAGTTCGCATAGGCAGCATCGGCCGCAGCTTTCTGCGTAACGGCGTCTGGAGCGTTATAGCGCGGCAATGATGCGTCGATTGCGCTCTTGATCTCGCCAATGGCAGAGCCGAGTTGACGGTTATCGAAGGACGCGTCGCCAGAGTATCCGCGTGCGAGGCGTCCGAGTTCACTTTGCGCGCCCTGAAGCGTGGACCCGTCCATCAAACCTTGAGGGCCAAGCTTGCCGAATACCTGCGTTTGCAGCGTGTTCATGAACGTGCGCTGCTGCGCGGCTGGCAACCCCTGAGCGAGCCCGGTGAGGTTCGTGATATCAGCCTGGAATTGCGGATCGGTCGCGCGAAACGTCATGTTGCCGAGCGCATTGTTGTAGGCATCGCTCACCGTCTTCTTGACTGCGCTCACGCCCTCCTGACCGAGCGGCCCGGAGTACGTCTGCCCAAGCGGCTCCAGGACCTGATCGTAGGTCGCGCGGTTGAACGACTGCACGCCGCGCTGCTGCGCGCCCTTGATCATGTCGCCAATGAGCGGCAGGCTCGATGCCTTGTTCTCAAGCGTTTGCCAGCCGCCGCCGGCAATCTGCCCGGGCGTCATGTTGATACCCATGCCGGCGAGTTTCTGGCGCAGTGGATCGGTTACGCCGCTGACCGCGCTGCCGAGTCCTGCGGCGACCGGTGTGGCGATGCCGCCGACGGCCGCATTCAAACCGATCTGCCCGGCTTTCTGCTGCCAGAAGTTGTCACCGGGATTCTCGACAGGGGAAACAGCGCCGCTCGCAGCACCCAGACCAGCGCCCACGCCCGCGCGCCCGAGCAGCCCCATGCCGGCCATTTCAGGCGCGGCCATGGCCAGAGGCGCGGTCCCGGCAACCTGACCGCCGATGTTGCCAGCGCCGGCGACGATCGGATGGGCGGCACTGTAAGGCGCATATTGGCTGTTGAGGTTCGCGATACCCTGCTGAGCGTCCTGCGAGAGCCATGGTCCAACGCTCGTCGAGCCAAGCGTAGTGAGCCCGCGCCCAAGCAACTGCTGCGCGCCAAGCGCCGTTTCACCGAGGCCATGCCCGAGCCCCGCGCCGAGCGATGCAAGCATACCTGGCTGCGAGCCTTGTGCAGCGGGCGTTTGCGGGGACGGCGGACGCGGAGTTGCCTTCGCGCCAGCTGCCGCATCTGCGGCGAACTGCTGAGAAAGCGATACCGGCTGCTGTGCACTCGTGCCGCCCGCAGTGGCGTCAGCCGAGAACTGATCCGCAATGCTCATTGCAGGGCTCCAATTTGCTCAAGCGCCTGAATCTTCTGGCCGAACTTCGGATCTTGCTTGAGCACGCCAGCGGCAAACTTCTGGCGCGCGGCCGGGTCCTGGATCGACTGGTATTCCCAAATGCGCGGGTCGGCATTCTGGTCGAAGGTCGTTTCCGCCTTCGTGTAGCCAGCAGGATTGTTGCTATTCGCGTACTGCTGGAGCACATTCGCCTTCGCCTGCGTCATCTGGTACTGGCCGATCAGGTTGCGCACGGCCTCCTGAATGGCCGGGACCGTCATGTGCGCGTTCGGGTTGCCGGCCGAGACGATCGAGCGCGCGGCGTCCGTGCCAAGGCCACCCTGGCCGAGTTTCGCGATGATCTGGTTCGAGTACTTGTCGAGCAGATCGGTCGCAGTCTTCGCGTCCTGCGCGCCGGGTACGCCGACGAGCGAGAGCAAGCCGTTTGCGTACGCGCGCTTGTCCGCTTCTGCGCCGGTGATCGCGTTCGGCGCGAGCTGCGAGATGTTCTGCAATTGCGAGATCACCGTCTGAGCCGAGGCGTTCTGGTCGCGCAGCGTGTTCCAGCGCTGCTGCATCTGCTGGACTTGACCTTGAGCGAAGGTATTCGCACCCATCGGCTGAGCAGCGTAGATCTGGCCGTTGCCCTGCTGCGGAGCGCCGCCGCCAAAACTCGAACCGCCTGCGCGTCCCATGATGTCGCCAACATACGAGGCAACGGTTTTCCCGTTGCTATCAGCGGTGTTCTTGATAAACGGCGTCGGACTGCCAGCAGGAGCAACGTTGCCTTCGCCAGAGAAGTAGGCCGTAGCGATGCGCCCGAGGTCGCCGCCGTATTTCTGGCTGTATCCAGCGAGAACACGCTGTGCCACGGCGCTCCGGTCACCTGGATTGCTCCATGATTCGCTAGGCTGCGCGTATTGGTTGAAGGTGCCCTGCTGGATCTGATACGGATTGTCCGGAGCGGTCTTGCCGCCGTTCGATTCCTGCTGCGCGAATATGCCAGACAGCGTAGGTGCCGCGCCTACTTGCGTGGCGGCCGCAGTGCGGTTCGTCACAGGCAGAGGATTCCCCTGCAAGTCGAAGCCCGAATACGGGATCATCGAGCCTTCGCCGCCTGCCTTCGCCGCAGCCATTGCGCCGGTCACATTCGCGGCGCCCGGAATCTGGTTGATGCCCACCACGTTGCCCGATGCATCGAAGACCGGCGTGCCGCCCGCAGGAATGTTCGGATTGAACGCCATCGGCTGCATCGTGAGCGGATCGCGCAGAATTGCGCCGGGCCGCGCGTTCACCGGTGCAATGTAGTTCGCCTTGCCGACGCCCGCGCGATTGGCCGCCTGAATCTCCCCCGCCGACATGCCGCCTTGCGTGCCCATCTTCGTGATATCCGTCGGCATCTGGGCTTGAAGCGTCGGATCGTATTGCGCCGCCATCTTCATCATGTCCGCGCCGCCAGGGATGCCAGCGAGGTTCATCATCATGCCCTGCTGCCAGAGTTGCTGCGGCGTGCGGCCGAAGATGCTCGGGGCAGATGGTGCAGGAGCGCCAGCATCACTCGGTCCTTGAGGCGCGCCACCATAGCCCGCGTACGGCCCCATGCCCGCAGTCGGGCCCGAGAGTGCGCCCACGTTTGCCGAGCCCGTTACAGGCGCTCCCTGCGGGCCAGTTTGCGGCGCACCGGGTGAGCCACCGAGAAGTCCCTGTATGGCCTTCATCTGAAGCAACTGGCGTTGCATGCCAAGAGAGTTTCCGAAACCCTGATTGGCTCCCTGCATTCCACCAGCGAATGCCTGCCCCATGTTCACCGGAATACGCGACGGGCCCGACGATTGAAGGAGGCCATTGAAGAATCCCATCAGAGATGCTTTACCCGGATCGGCGTACATGTTCATCAGGCCGCTGCTGATGTCCGGGCTGCTGCCATCCAGGAGGCCCATTTATGCGCCCCCCAGCAGGCCGCCAAGGCCGCTCAGGAGTTGCGGATTCTGCGCCATCAGGCCCACCATGGACGGCGCCATCTGCGCCATCGATCCGAGCGTCGATTGAGGCGTACGGCTGGGTTGACCCATTTGCTGCATCTGCTGCATGGCGAGAAGCTGAGGAAGCATGCTTGACTGGATCGGTTGCGAAGCGTTCTGCGCCTGTCCCTGCCCATATGAGCCATTTGCAGCCATCTGCATCATCGGGTTGGCCATCCCCGAGAGTGTGCCCATACCGACTGTTCCACTGCTCATGGGGTTGGATGCGTAACCGGCGCCCACTTGCGAGATCTGCGGCGACGTAAAACCGAAATAGTTCATTTGTGACCTCGCTTACAGAAGGAGTCCGGCAAGCATCGCCGCGCTTCCCAGACCGCCGATAACCTGGCCTGCGGTGTTGTTGTAGTACGGTTGCGTGGCGCTCGTCGAGCTGCCGTAGTTGCCTTGAATAAGACTGTTGTAGTTGCCCAGCAGGCTCCACGGCGCATTGATCTGTGCCTGATTGAGGGCCTGCTGGTTACCGCCCATGTTGTACAGATTCGTGGCGGCACCGTTGATCGAATTGACGAGGCTGGGAGCGTTGTACGAGCCTTGAAGCTGCTGCTGGGCAGCATTGTTGTAGTTCGTGGACAGCCCCGAAGCTGCTCCCAACTGGTTCTGGATGCCTTCTTGATACATCGTGTTCGCGAGCGTCGCGTCCGTGTTGCCAAGCTGCGTGGCCAGATTCTGCTGGTTCTGACTGACCGCCTGAGCGTTGGCCCCCGATCCGTAGCGCCCCGATGCCTCCATCGCGCTCGATGTCTGCGGTGCAGTCGCGGTTTGATAGGCACGCGTGATGGCGTCGTTCGCCGCATTCATCGCACTTGACGTATAGGGATTGTTTCCCGAATTCGCAATGCCGCTGTAAATCGAACTGCCAGGATTCGAATTCAGATAGCTACCGTTGAGCAGGTCCGTCGTGTAGCTTCCGGACGCGTTGTTTACGCCGGCCGCGTTGTTGAAATTCGTCCCGTTGGCGACCTGCTGAGTCGCGCCCATGGCTTGCTGCTGCATGGGCGTGAATCCAGCGACCGATGCCGAAGGATTCTGCGCCAGCGCGTCATAGGTGTTCTGCGCCGTCTGGAACACCTGACCCAAATATGGCTGTTGCCCGGACCAGGGATTCGTGACGGTATTGCTGGTTGTCGTGCCGCCGCTGCTCATAGCGCTACCTCAAGATAGACGTGAGTCATTTCGAACCCCTGTTTTTTCAAACGCCTCGCCCATCCCTTGCGCGCGCAAAGTTCCATGGCGGCGCATCCGTTCGCCTTCGCCCACTGCCTGATGACTGGCATTGCCTGGTCTTGCCACTCGGCTGCGTTCGTGCCGGTCACGATGCGGATCGTGCAAACGCGCTGCTTCGGGTAATTGCAGAGGCGCGTGATGCCGATCGCGTATGCGGTTTCGGTGCGCCAGATCCAGAGCTGGTCTTCGCCTTCCAGCAGCCCGATGCGAATGTCGTTCTCGTCGTATTTGCCGCGGTTCCGTTTGCAGGCCGCAGCAATCCACGGACGAACTTCGTCCCACACCTCGTCAATGAGGTGTTTCTGAATTCCGTAGAGCATGGCTATCCGATGAGAACGACGTTGAAGGTCTGGTCCGTGTTGGCGCTGCTCGGGTGAACAAGCGTTGCCTGACCGTTCTGCTGTGAGTAGACGTGCATGCCGGATGTCACCGCCGCCGAAGCGTTCGTGGTGAGCGGAGTGAAGCCGATGAACGTGTTGAAGCCGATGCGGGCGTCGATGATCGTGGTGCTCGTGGCGTTCGGCGTGAGCGTCACCTGAAGCACGTTGTTCGTCTTGCCCTGCAACTGGTTATTGATGGCGCGCGCCATCTGGCGGCGATGCTCCTGCTCGTTGGGCAGCATCTCGGGCACGCCCTGATAGCCCTTCTGGGTCATCGCCGGCCCGTCTCTTTAACCGAGTCTTCGGGAATCTCGACGCCCTGAAGATGCGTGAAACTCCCGCTCAACTGCACGCGCGCGCGCATATAGCGCCCGTCCGCACGCACCGGGCACTCACCGTTGGAGTTGATCGAGCTCGCCGCAGTGAAAGACGGCGTATCAAGCAAACGCTGGCGCGTGCCCATCTGGACTGTCGGCGCGGCGCCATCGACAAGCGGGCGAACTGAATTCACAAGCGCGCGCTTTCCGTCCTTGCCGAACGGCTCAAGCTCAACCGTGTCGGCTATCGCATTGGCCGGCGCGCCGGTGAAGTAATTCAGCTTGTGGCTCGGGTCGAAAGCGCCCATCAGCACCTGGCCGCCCGTCCACACGCGCGAATCGAGCGAGAAAGGCAGCGAGTCGAGCGTATAGCCGGTCGAATTCAGTGACTCCAGCGAATAGCCCTGCGTGATCGCGCGGAAGATGTACTCGGCGTTGACCTGCGCGAATCCCCACTTGTCGAGCGCCCAGTTGTAGACGAGCAGCGAATCGGGGACGCCGCTCGACGACGAGTTCGACGGGTAGAGCCACATCACGAGGCGGTTTGCCGGGTCATAGTCGCCCACCACGTTCGCGAGATACGACGTGTTGACGTTCTTCCAGAAGGTCTGATCGACGCGATCCACCCCGATCGGGCGCGAGGCCGAACCGTCGAACGCATAGAAACCGTCTTCGCCCACGTAATAGGCCAGCGCGCCCAGGTGGACGATGCTTTTCGGACACGGCGTACCCTTCACGCCTTCAGCCGGATAGAAGCCGAAGATCGTGGGCGAGCCCTGAAACACCACACGCCAGATTGCGCGCTCGAAGAACACGGCGCCGTCCGCATTACCGAGGTTCCCCACGCCGCCCATGAGCCAACCCTGGTCACCCGGAATGATCTGCGACCCCGAAAGCAACTGCGCTTCCTGAACGCTTCCTTCGACCGGCCACGTCGTCGGATCATCGATCGCGCACCACTGCACGCGCTGCGGCTGCGCGCCGTTCGTTCCGTCAAAGGTGTTGCCGACCATCACGAAGTCCTTGATGGTCCAGATATAGCGGGCCTGAGGTGCAGCGGCAGCGAGATCAGCGAATGCCGTGCTCGAATTGAGCACGAACGACTGGAGGTTTTGCCCCCAACCGGCGCCAATGACGCGCTGCCCGTACTGAGTGAAATTCCATCGTTCGCCAGAGGCCAGTGCGTAACCGCCTGCCTTGCTGACGTTCGTGAAGCCCGTATTGCCCGGCGCAAGCTCGTAGAGCTTGTCAGCGCTCCCGGTGAAAAGGTAGTTGTTTGCACCCGTGTCGATCGCCACCGAAGCACCCAGACACTGCGAATCGAGCCCGTTGCTGCTGAATGGCGCGAGCGTGCCGACCGGTCCCCACGATTCGCTCGTCTTCGGGAACAGGTTGACGATGTTCGCCGACGCGCCACGCGAGTTGTTCGGCGGCAGGTCCGGGGCGAAGTCCGCAATGCCGAGGATCATCCCGCCACCATCGCGAAGGCCGAGCCGGAGTTTTCTTCCGCGCGCTCAGCGAGCAGGAAGTCATTCATTTCCGAGAGGTATTCAGCGTCCCAGATCTGCATGGCCTCCTCGTCCTTGAGGAAGCGCGCGACCGCGGCATTGCACGCGGCGAGCAGGACCGTCGGAATCGAATTCGTCATCCACGTGACGTTGTTCACCGAGGTGAGCTGTCCCATGCGCTGCCAGTAGATACCGGTGATGGGATACGCCTGGTCGGGGAATGGCCCGAAGATGAAGTTCATGCCCTGACGCGCGATATACGTTGGCGTCCCGGCCGGACCGCGAAACGGATGGCGCGTGTAGATGAATTCGGGATTGCGGCGCTGAAGCTCGAACGTGTTGTTGTCGAGACTCACGAGGCCGATCTTCAGACCGAGATAGCCGGAAGGAAGCGGCGCGGTGCCATCGCTCTGCGTCGTGACGTTCATCGCCGTCTCGATGTCCGAGACGCCCTGCCCCTGGTTCATCGCGAAGATGTCGCGGTAGATCTTGGCTTCGGCCTTCTGGATGAAGTAGTCGATCCAGCTGCCGAGATCGGAGCGCGCAAACCAGTCCTGCACAGCCTGCTTCAGCGAAAAGTAGTCGTAGACGCCAGCGACGCCTGTTGGCGTCCCGTTACCTACGGGGCGAACGAATTGGGTCATGTCAGCTCACCGAGATCGCGCCGCCGTTATTCCACAGCTTGCCGCTTGATCCGGGCAGCGTGGTCTGGAGATCTGCGGGCAGCACGTCAACGAGCAGCACGTCGCTCACCGTCGTCGTGGTGATATTCGTCCCGCTGATCACGAGGTCATAGCGGCCGTCTGCCGCGTAAAACGCGTAACTGCCATTCGTGTCCGTCGTCAGAGGGTTCGCTGCCACAGTCACGCCATTGTCCGAATAGATCGTTGCCGCGCCGCCGCCGTGCATGTTGACCTGCACCGAGGCACCGGCTACCGGCAGGCCAGTCGCAGCCGCCGCCACGCTGTTGACGTACTTTTGCATGTCAGATCTGCCGGTTGGTCGTGCGGAACTTCGAGTACTCGGGACCCTTCAGGATCTTGGCGACCATGGGCCAATGTTCCTTCTGCATGTAGTCCCAGCCGTACTTGATCTTGATGTCGAGCATGACGGACATGGGCACGCGCATGATCTGCTTGAACTCGCCCATCTTTTCGAATTCGCCTTCCTGCACGCGCTTGTCGTGGGCATAGTTCAGAACGTCCTCGACATCCTCTTCGTACTTGAAGTGGACCTTTTCGCCGTCGTCGATCGCGGTCGTTTTCATGGCTAATGTGTCACTTCGATTACGTTCAAGGTGCCTGTGGACGAGCCGTCCTGAATCACGGCGATCTTTGCGCCGTTTTCCACGCGCACGATGTAAGGCTGATCGGTGGCCTTGACCAACATGTCCGTTGCGACAGCTGTCGGAGACTGGCCGACCTGAACGTGACAGTTGCCGCCGATAGCGGAGATCTGAACGGCCTGCGTGTATTGATTGAACGCAGTCGATGAAACCGACGCTGCGCCAATGGCGAGATTCTGGCCAGTGCCGGGGATCGGCCGCCACGGGCTGAGAGGTGTCCAGGACATTTCGCTTCCTCAAAAAGAAAAGGGGCGACCCGAAAGCCGCCCCAAACACTGCCTCTCAGGTGAAACGATCAGCCCGTCGTATCCGTCAACAGGCCGTGCGCGTGCTCGTTGCCCACTTCGAGTGCGTAGTCCACGAGCAACAGCTTCTGGTCGCTGTCACCGACCTTCGCGAGCGGGATGGTCTGGAACGGGCGCAGATACGCGACGCGGATGTAGTCCGGGTTGATGAAGAAGCAGTCCTTCGACTGAGCCAGGAAGATGTCGGGGATGATCTTCACGTCGCCGAAATCCGAGCTGTAGACATCGACCGCCGTTTGCAGCGTCTTGTCTTCCACTTCGATGAAGCGGGTGCCCGGACCGGTGAAGGCCGAGATGTTCTGCTTGTTCGCCGGCGACACGATCGCGTATTCGGGGCAATCGCCCGAATTCTTGTAGATCGATTGCAGAACCTGCTTCACCTGCGCTTCGGTGATGGCCGCGGTCACGCTGTTGTACGTGCGCGTCGAGGTGCCGTCCGTCCAGCCGTTGGCGTTCAACGACGGATTGGCACCCGAAGGCGAGCCGCCCGTCTGGAATACCGTGTTGGTGTAGAGCCACGCCGGCAGTCCCGCCGTCGTCGATGCCGTCGTGGAATTGCCGATCGACTTGGCATGGTTGTAGGTCAGAATGCCCTCGATGTCGCGCTTCAGTTCCTTCGACTTCTTCAGGAGCTGATAGCCCATCTTGTTCGAGCCGCCGGCGGCCACGACCGCTTGCGACAGACCCGAGATGCTGACGGGCTTGTTGGACGTCTGCACGTAGTTGCCCATACGCGCGGTCGGCGTGAGGGTGAGATACGTGGCCGGCGTGTCGCCTTCAACCTGCGCGTTGGACAGGTTTTGCGCGGCCAGCGAATCGGTATCCCATTCGTGGTTGCGCTGGGTGGCTTTCGTCTTCTTCGCCATGTTCAAGACCGGGGTCTTGTACGGATCGACGTTGAAGATGAGATTCGAGAGGTCTTCCCGAATGTTCGTTTGCGTGTACGTCTGGAAAGTACCGCTGGGGACTGCCATGATCGCTACTCCTTACTGGTTCGCGAGGAATTCGAACGCAGCCAGTTGGGCGTCCGAATCGCGAGGATTTCGGTTGAAGCGCTCGATAACGTTCTTGCGTTGCGCTTCGCGTGGGTTCACGTCTTGCCGAGATCCCGGGGCGGCCATAGGAGGCGCTTGCCGAACCTGTTTCAGAACTTGCGGACTGGACGCTTGGAGTTCCCGATACAACGCCGCATCACGCAGAATCAGCATGTAGCGGTGGTCGTAAATCTGGCCTAGCTCGGCGTCCTGGAATCCGCGTTCGCGGGCGTACGTGGCAATCTTCTGGCGATCCGCGGCAGCAACCTTCTCGTCGCGCCATGCGGGAATCGCGTTCATTAACTTTTCCTGCTCGCCGGCCAGCGACTGCGATAGCGCATGCTGGCGCTGCTGTTCCTCATGCGCGGCCTGCTGATTGACCTGCTGCATGTAGTTCTGAATCCCAGCCTGACGCTGCTGGAACTCCGTCTGAAGCGCGGCAAACTCAGCCGGGTTGTTCTGGCGCAGACCGTTCCAGTCGATGCGCTGGAAGTCCTGCATCAGCATGTTGTGCGCAAGGTTGCCCAGCGCCTGATTCTGCTGAAGCTGCTGCTGGAACATCGTGCGAACGGCCTGGCGCTCCTGCTCGAAAGCGGTGCGCTGGTTCGAAAGCTCGATGCTCTTGTTGTTGACGTGGCCCTTGAGCTGGAAGCTCTCGATGATTTCGGCGAGCGGGACTTGGCTTTCGACGCCGTCAATCTTCGTGGTCACGTGGAGCGCTTTGGCCGACTCCGGGTCGATCTTGTGCGCGCTCAGCAGTTCGCTGAGGCTGGCATACGTCGGCGTATCGTCCTGCTGCTGGCTCGCGTCCTGCTGCTGCGTCTGTTGGCCTTGATCGAGCTGCGCGGCCTGCTGTGCGCCTTCCTGCTGCGTCTGAGCGGCATTCTGCGAGGCGTCATCCTGACGCGGCGGATCATCGTTCAGACCGCCGGCGTCGAAGAAGCGCTGGAACGCGTCTTCAGTCGTGAGGGAAGGTGCTGCGGCGCCCGTCTGGGTGGTCGCTTGTACGTCGCTCATTTCGTGGCCTCAAATGAAAAAGGGCCCACCGATGTGAGCCCTTGTCTTGGATGGATGCTGCCTAGTTGCCGAACTGAAACAGCGCAAAGCGCCGCTTACGCTCCTCTTCCTGCGTGATCTCAAACTGGCGGATTTCGCCCGTCTGCTTGATGTTCTCAAGATACTTCTCAAGCTGGTCCCACACCTGGAGCGCCACGATCAGGCGCGTGTGCATCGTCTGGTCGGAGAGCGGAACGGCGCGCATCTGGCGCTGGATGCCTTCCGTGACGGCCTTCTTCGCGTTCAGGAACACGGTCGAGTCCAGTACTTCAGCGGCACGGCCGCCGAGAACGATTTCTTCTTCAGGCGCCACGCTGAACCTCGCTCACGTCCTGGTTGATCATCTGGCCGGCGTCGGCCTGCGCGTTCTGCTTCAACTGGCTGGCGACGATAGAGCCGATGACCTTGACCAGCGTCTGCCATTCCTGCGACTGCATGTTGGCCAGTTCGACGCCGCGATCCTGATGACCCTGCTGCGCCGCGTGAATGATCTCGGCCTGAGCCTTGAGTTGAGCCGAGCGCTCGCCAGCCTGTGCCTGTACGAGCTGCGATTGAAGATGTGCGTTGTCCGAAGCCTGTTGGCTCTGCGTCTGCATCTGGGCCGTGTGCGCGTCGAGCTGCGCGCGCTGCATGGCCCCTTGTTCCTTGATCTGCGCGACCTGCACGTGCGGATCGGGCTGCGGCTTGTGCGCCTGCTGGTACTGCTGGAACTCCTGCGAATCCGGGTCCATCGCGTACTGGTCCGGGTTTTCCTCGCCGAGCAGATGGCAGACCTTCTTGAACGTGTTGAATGCCTGCTTCGGGCCGACCAGACCGAACGGCGCCAGTTCCTTCTGCGCCTGCCCGAGCAGCATCACGTTCGCGCGCGCATCTTCACGCGTACCAGAGCCGAGGCCAACGTTGATCAGCAGTTCGGTGCGCTCGCGCCACTCAGCCGGGTTGACGTTGATCCACTTGCGGTTGGTCAACTGCACGACCATCTCTTCGTCCTGATGACGCCGGAGAAGGTTGTGGATCTTCTGGAACGTGTCCTTGACGCCTTCTGCGAGCAGGCGCGCAAGCAACTGCGTCTTCTTCGCCGCGGCGGACATCGAGGCCAACTGGCCGCCCTTCGTGACGTCCTGCAACGCGTCAGCATCGACGCCCATCGTGTCCTTGCCGATGCCGGTTCGCATCTCGCGCTGCAAGTCGCAGTATTCGAGCGCCGGCACGACCTGGCTCATCATGTTCGACGGGGTGGATAGCGGCATGATCACGCCTTCCGGTGCGCCGTCGGTGCGGACAATCCGGCCAGGGCGCGACGTGAGCAGATCGCCCATGTTGACCTTCTGCCAGTCAACCGCGTAGCCCTGATTGTTCGAGATGTACAGGTTGTCGAGCGCCTGGCGGAAGAGCGTCGTCTTGATCACCTGAAGATCGTAGAGCAGGTCGTAGTAGCTGATGCCCACGTGCCGGTGCGGCATGCGCACAGCGGAGCACGACGTGAAGCTCAGTTCCTCGACCTCATCGTTGTCGAGGATCTGCTCGCCGCCGACCATCACGCGCCGAAGCTCTGCAATCCCGTCGCCGTCGTAGTCGATGCGGATAAACACGGTGCGCAGCGATACAAGCTGGCTGGCCGGGTCGCTCGGCTCTTCCTCGCCAAGCTGGTCTGTCACTTCGTCACGAGCCAGCGCAATCAGGTCAAGCCAATCAGGCGTCGCGCGCGTGATCGCGTCCACCCTGGCGCGGTCGAAGCCCATCTCGATCAGTTCGGAGCGCGCCTTCTTGCACTCGTGCTCAACGAACGGAGAGCCTTCCAGACCGCTGCGCGCCTGCGGAGAAACGCGCATCTCTTCGGGCGGCACGCACTCAACCTGAGCCTTACCGACCTGACGCGTACGGCGGATCTTCAGATCGAACGTGGTTTGCTGCTGCGGCCCGAGCATCGGGTCCATGACAACAACGACATCCTCTTTCTGCTCAAGGATCTCGATCTCGTCTTTCTTCTGCGCCGCGTCACGCATGAGCATCGTGACTTCGACCTCATTGAGGCCCGAGTAATTCTCGACGCTCGTCTTGCGCTTCTTGAGCCAGTAGCTCGAAATGTAGCCGTTGCGCAGCAGCAGAGCGTCCTTGAAGAAGTCGTGCAGGATGAAGAAGCCGGGGTTCTGCTTCATGAACACGTAGTTCACGACTTCCGTCTCGATCTCGGCCTGGTCTTCGTCCTGCGGCGTCTGCGGATCGAACTGCACCGGCTTGCCCGAACCAACGAAGATCTCCATCAGCGTCGGCATGATCCATTCGACGGTATCGCGCAACTCAGGCATCACAATCTGTGAGCGGTCCGCGATCTCGTTGCCGAGCGGGCGAGCGAAGTAAGCGTTCAGCGCGTTGTAGCGGTCGATTTCCAGCGTCGTCATCTGGCTCGACGTGGACGTGACGCTACCGCCGACGGTGGGCCCGACAGAGACAGACGAGCCGAGCGCCGCTTTCTCGTACATCCCGATCTGGGCAAGCAACTCGGCGTCGGTCATGCGCTTGGCTTCAGCCATTGTTGGCATCCTTGGGCTTCGGGCCGGGTTTGCGCGCCTGTTCCAGCCGCTCAATGCGAAGCTCGAGTTTGGCGATGCACTGTTCGAGCTGCGCGATGTATGTGAGCCACTGAACGCGACTCATACCGGCGAACTCATTCACTCGCTGGTCAAGAGACGGCGCTTTCGGTTGAGTGCTCAAGAGGAAAATCCTTTCTTGTGGATCGGTTGACGTTAGATAAGACTGCTCAAACAATCGGCAACTTGCCATATTCAAGCGGCTTCATTACCTTGGGCTCTTCCCATACGAGACAGCCCAGACCGAACGCATCCGACGAGTGCGACGACCAGTCGTGGTCGGGGCCGAGGCCAATTCCCCGGTCAAGGTCACGCTTCTCGTGATACCAGCCGAGCGCCAGCCGTCCTGCTTCGGTGGTCACCTCGTTGAAACGGATCTGCGGGAAAACGATTCGAGTGCGCTCGATACGCGCCATCGCAGCGCCTTTGCCCTGATTCGGGACCACAGTGACCTTGTAGCCGGCCTTTCTCAGCGCCGACTCATACGACACGTCATAGACCGTATCCTGTGTCTCGCCGTCGTGCGGAAGCCATATCTGCGCTCTGGACGGCTCGTATCCCTGCTGGCGACACCAGGCAAGGTGATAGTCGATCGGCTGCCCCTGCGCCTCGTGATGGTTCACCACGCGGATTTCGCGACCGATGAACTGCATCGCCCAGAACACGAAGTTGTCAGCCTTGGCACCCGTGCCGCCGATGTCTGCAATCAGGCGGATCGTCATCAGCGGATCAGCCGGGAAAAAGCCGATGCGTCCTTCCTCTTTCGCCTTCTGGAGGTGCTTCGCGTAGTACGCGCCTTCGAGCGCGGTCACGTAGCCGCCCTCCCAGATGTGGTCGTATTGCTCGGGGCGCTCTTCCTTGTCGCGCTGCCGGTCACGCTCCAGCTTGGCCGGGAACTTCGGGTTGTCGCGCCAGTTGAGTTCGACGCCCTTGTAGCGGGGATCGTTGCTTGCCCGAAAGCGCCGCTCGACGGGGGCTGACTTGCGTTTCGGGTTCCACGTCACCCACAGTTCAGCGTTCCAGCCCTCGCCTTCCTCGCGCAGCGTCGGAATCAGCGTGGTCCAGGCTTCCTCCGTGACCGGCTCGGCCTCGTCCACCCAGCACACGAGAATACGGCCTTTCGACTTGATCGACGCGATATTGCGATCGAGGCCGGCGAACACGAACGCAATGCGCCCGTCGCGGCTCTTGATGTAGTTGTCACCGATCTCGTAGTACGCGGCGAGCCACGCTTCATCCTCGATCGCGCGCTTGCACTCTTCGAGCGACGAGTCCGACAGCGAATTCATGAACTGGCGCGCACAGAGCAGAATGCCGGTCACGCCAGACATGCCGAACATGTAGCCGCGGACCGCAATCATCTTGGCGAAGCTGCGCGTCTTGCCGCTTCCCCGGCCGCCCCACGATGCCCGAACGTCTGCATCGCCGTCGAACAGCGGTATCAGCTTCTTCGGAAGCGCGATCTGCGCTGTCGTCATTCGAGCGCCGTAAGCTTGACGTTCGTCACAACGAGCGGCGCGTCGGGATCAGTCGAGAGCTCGACCGCGCTCAAATCCGGCACGCTCTTGCGCAACAGAATCTCGATCGCTTTCAGGCGGCTCGCAGATATATCAGGCGTTTTTCCAAGTGCATGATCCTGCAAGACATTTACAAGCTGACTTGCCTGAATCTTTGCCCTTACGTCGTCCTGGTGAGTCTTACGCAGTCGAGCGGCCATTTGCCACCTCTGCGGCTTCCGGGACGTCGATAACGTGAGAGGCCTGCAACGCCCACATTTCCTCTGGCGTTACGAAGAACACAGCGCCGGGTTGTTTCTTTCCTTCGATCTTCTTGAGGACGCTCATCATGGCGTCCCGATGTTCTTCGGGCACAAAGTACATTTTTGTCATCTTTCGCCGCGCCCTTTCGGGTAGCGCTCCAGAAGTTAGCGCCGGAACATTCCGACGAGTTTGACGATGCCTCTCAGTGCGAGTGCGAGGAGATAGCTGATGATTGAGCCCACGACGAAGCCAATTGCCCACCCCAGCACGATCCCGCCTGCGAGGTAAGGCACGAGCATGTCACTTCCCGAGGTTTTCCCATTCACCGTGCGATTGCGGATGGCGCACTTCGCTCGTGCGCTTGTTCGTCTCGGTGCGCTCGCCGCGAGACGGGAACGCCTTGTTCGCCGCGGCGTCGATCTTGACCTTCTCCGCCGGCGTGGCGAAACGCTCGTACGACTCGGCCGCCTTGATGTGCGCCTTGTCGTTGAGCGGGAAGCGCCCGGTATCGCCAGCCTTCCCTCCCTTGCCGCCTGCAAATTCCTTGGCTGGCATAGCCTTGCGCTGCTTGGTGGTCAGGACGGCCATTGCGACACCTCAAATAAAAAACCCAGCGCGCCGGGATGGCAGGCTGGGCGAAACTCAGCGACCCCACGCCGCTGAGCTGGAGACACGGTGAGATTTGCTTTTGCGGCTGCCGACTGGTATCCCGCCTCGACTGCGACGGGCGCCACACCGGGCCCGAATCGGCATGCGCAAAAGCAAAAAGCCCGCGCGGCTTTCGACCGGACGGGCTTTTTTGGGGACAATTATCCCAACTGCGCGCATGTTAGAACATTTTCAGCGGGTTTACAAGCCGATTTATCGAGCAGCCCGGCAGCGACCATCTGCGGGCACAAAATGTCCTTGGCACGTGCATATTCCCCCTCGAGGTTTTCCACGCGCACACTGGACCATGATGCGGCCCCGCTCGCGAAGTTTCGCATCTGCGTGTTGACAGCGATCCGCGCGCGCAGGTCGAGCTTGAGAATCATCGGCTCGATGGCTTTACCGTGCGCCTTCTTGAGCGACTGCTCTACCTCGGCGTCGAGATCGTCAAAGTCCATCCATTGACGGCTCGATCGGTATTGCGCAGTCGTGCTGTCGAATCCCTGATAGCCGGTCCCGGGATTGAAGCCTTGACTCCATTCCCACCAGTCGCACAGCAGTTCGTCGATGCGATCCATAGGTTCCCCGTTATCCCAACGAGCGCATAAACGCCCGATGCGCCTCGCTGTCGAAGCCGGGCAGCGACTCAGCCGAGCGCCAGCCTTCCTCGGGATTCCAGCCGACGCGTGGGGCTACGTCAGTCCATATGTGTGGATGGTCGAAGAACGCTGCCGAAGGCGCGTGCACCATCGCCGCCTCCGGGTTGTCGCGCGTGCGCGGGTCGATAGGGCTCATGAGCTACCGCCCACCAGGAAGCCAGCGAGCATTGCGCCAGCGCCGACTACCATCCCGATCATGAACATCACTGTGGGGTCTTCAAGGAGCGGCATTTCCGTTTCTCCGGTTGGTTGATGTCAGGTGAGAGTGCGCTGGCCATAGCGGGCGATGAGCATCGCTTCGGCGCGGTTGTGATCCTTCGCGCGGGCCAGGTAGTCGTTGCCGAACAGCGTGCGCGCGGTCGTGAGGCATTCCGCCTTGTCCGAGCCGAGCCCGTAAAACCGCTTCCATGTGCGCGGCGCGACGATTGCCACGTCATAGCCTTTTGCACCCAGCACACCCTCGATGACGCCACGCGTGTGTATGAGCGCTTCCTGGGCTTGCATGGCGTTGTTCTTGCCGCCCATCATGCGCACGTCTTCGAGGACCACCAGCAGCCGTTCTCGCGGGTCTGCGTGCGTTTGCAGGAGCACAGACAGGGCGTGACCGTCGCATTGGCGCTTCACGCGTGCATCCGGGCCGATATTCGGGCGCGGCTTCGTCGGTAGGTCGAATACGAAGCGCAAGCCGTTCTGGTCCATGAAAGCGACGGCGCCAGTCAGGCCTGGGTCGATTCCGGCGATCAGCATCACTTCCCTCCTGTCATCGGCCTTTCCTTCCGCTCGCGCTCGATCTGCATGCGCAGGCGGGCGTCGCGTGCGCTCTCCTTCGGCGCTTGCTCGCGCTTCTCGTGGTGCTCCCTGATGGCTCGCGCCTGGTCGTGGCGTGCGTCGGTCGCGCACGCGCGTGTGGCGGTGACTGTCATTGCTTCGCCTCGTCGGGAAGTTCTGGCACATACATCCAATGGGTAACCTCGCCATCCACCGTCCAATACGGACGTGAGTTCTTCGGTTCCGCATATTTCGCGAGCGTTATATCGCCGCCGGCGAGTACCACCAGGCATACACGCGGTTCGTCGTCGCCGCAGGATGGAACCTGCTCGTTCCCGCTAAACCATTCGTTCATGCTGCCTCCCGCGTCTTGCGGTCAACGATCTTGGGGTAATAGTTCGGCTCGCTCGAATACTGGCCGGTCGCCTTGTCATAGTTCAGCTCGACGAGACCGATGCGCCCGTTCTGCTTCTTGCGAACCTTCTGGATGTGGATCTGGACCGTTTCGCCGCCCTTCACCTGATCCCAGTGCACGGTGATGCAGTTGTCGGCCTTGTTGCGCCAGTGAGCCGAGCCAGCGACGTCGTAAGGAGTCGGCACCGGATATTTGCCCTCTTCCTTGCGCATGATCCGTGGGTGAGCAACCACCCAGACATGCATGCCGTTGTTCCGCGCGAACTGGCGGATCTTCGACAGGCACTGGGAGATGTGCTCGGTTTCGCTGATCGCCGCCGCGCGCGAATGGTCGATTTCGTTCCACGGATCGATCACGAGCCCACGGATGCCGCGGCTCAGGACGAGCGCCTGCGCCGTCTCAAGCAAGCCGTCCACAGTCGGCAGCTCGGGCAGAATGAATGTGTAATGGTCGTTCACCCAGTCCATCGCGTCTTCGTGCTCGGCATCGGTCATCCGGTCGGCCGCACCCTTTTCGACGGACTTGCCAACGAATTTTTCCGCGATCTTGTCCACGTGATATTCGAGCGGCTGATTCTCCGGCGAGAAAATCCCGAAGGTCCATCCGTGATCTCGCGCGAGATTCACGGTCAGTGCGTCGAGCCATTCGCTCTTGCCCGAGCCTGGAATACCGGTGACGAGCGTCCATTCGCCGGTCATGACGTTGTAGAACGGATCGAGCCCCTTCCAGCCAGACGAGGTGCCCTTCGGCGCGCCGTACTGGAAACGGTCGCGCAGGGTGGCGCGGAAATCTTCGACCTGGTACGTCCCCTCGATCGGCAGACGCCGGGCGTTCGCAATGCAATCGCCCAGAACTTCTGCGCCATGCGTCATGAGGACTTCGTTAGCGTCCTTGCAATCTTCGGGCCACACCACCACGAGGCACTTTTCCCGACCCAGCCGACGCACCAGTTCCTCCTGCAACCGCACACCAGGGGCATCGTTATCGACCGCGATGATGTGGTACTTCACGTCCGCCAGGATCTTCTCGTTCAGGAAATCGAACTTGTTGCTGTACGACTTCGAATCCGGGGCTGGCGCACCATCCGGCACAGACACGCAGCTCATCGAGCCAGCCATCTCGACCGACAGCTTGTCGATTTCGCCCTCCACCCACACGAGCGCTTCCGTGCTGATGTCGTTGACGCCGTACAGGATTCGCTCGGCGCCGGCCGACATGCGGAAGAGCTTGTCCTTCGTCCGGTACTTCACGTTCACCACCTCGGCGCCGCGGTAGTACGGGAACATGATGCAGTTGCGCTCTTCCTCGACCTGCGGGAAGTACGCTTCGCCGCTGGAGATTCGATTGCGCTGGAGCACTTCGGCGCTGATCCCGCGCTTTGCGAACCACGCACCCAGGCCCTCGCTCGGCTTCTCGACGGGCGCGAACACCGGTTTCGAGTAGACCTTGCGGATCTCAGGCTTCTGCCATTCGCCGCCCTGAAGCGTGCCGCTCCAGCCGCAGTGCCAGCAGTTCCAGACGCCCTTTTCCGTGTTGACGTTCAGGCACGGATAGTTCTTTTTCTTCCGCGACGACGAGCATTGCGGGCACGTCGTTTTCACTTCGACGCCATGCTTTCCGGCGACGTCAATGCCGTAGTCGATGAGGGTTTTCAAAATGCCAACTCCGGTTTTTCAGGTGCCATCGCCGCGACGATGTACGCCTTGGGTTCGATCTTCGGATTCGCCGCCAGATGCCCGATCACCTCGGCCAACTTCGTTTCATCCCCCTTGGCATGCTTGCCGAGGAACGATCTCGCGTTGGCTTCGCTGTCGCCCGCGCCCTTGAGCAACTGCACGCCGAGTTTCCAGATCACGGATTTCGGATCAGGCGACGCGTCAGCGTCAGAAGCTTTAGCTTCTGTAGGTTCTTCTGGGGTTGGGGTTGGGGAACGCGCGCGCGTGGTTTCGACCTGGGTTTCTTCTGGGTTTTGATTTGAAAACCCAGTAGGTTTCCCACTGGGTTTTGCTTGGGTTTCGTCTGGGTTTCCATTTCCAGAACCCTCTGGGTTTTTACGAGGCCTGCCGCCCTTCTTCCCGTTTGCCTTCGCCGCCTCCATTTTTGGGCGAGCCTTCGCAATCATTTCGTCGGCGCGCTCGTTGTGGCGCAAGCCATCCGGTCCAATCGGGAAGAAACGATCGGCGACGAATCTCACGGCATCCTGCTCAGCCTTGGACATTGCGCGGCACACGCGGTACAGCTCTTCGAAGTCGTCAGAAAGAGGTTGCTCGGTCGAGTAATATTCGTCGAGCAAAAGCGTGTACGCGCCGTGCTGAACCAGCGTCAATCTCGCAGTCTTTTTTGCGTAATCGCCGCAATAGCGCTCGTAATAGTTCATCAGTGCTCCGCCAACCCAAACCACTCAAAAACGCGCGTGACCGTCTTTGCGCAAATCAGCCCGCGGCAGTACGACCACATCACGACACGCTTAAGCAGCGTCTTCATTTCAGCCCCTGCGCCACTTCCATGGCATGGATCTGTGCCTGCGAGCGCTGCATGATGAGGCCGCGCATTTCCGTCCAGAGCGACCGGAGTTCATCCGGCTCCCAGGATTCGTTGATCTGCTGCCCGAGATCCCGAATCCGTTCTTCGCGTTCTGCATCGGTCATGGCCGCACCATCCACCACGGGCATGCAAACGCGACGCACAGCACGCCGAGGAAATAGAGGTCTATCCAGTCGTAGAACGTCATCACGCAGCCCTCTGTGCAATCACTTCTTCCATGTACGTGAGCCCCGCCTGACGCGCCAGCCACTGCTGAACACCCCAGTTGCCCACCGTTGCCGCCCAGGCATTCAGGCGCTTTGCAGGCAGATCACGCCGCGCGGGCCTGTCATCTGCGTGCAAATAGTCCGAAACGTGCGACGGATAACACTCGATGCACTCGGCGAGTCGAAGCTTCGTCATCGCGTGAATCCGGCGATGGGCCCACGACAGCCGCACGATCTCGCGATATGTCCTGCACTTCGCTACTACCTCGTTCGGAAGGAACGCGGGCCCATTCACCGCGCCTCCGACTAGCCCCAGTTCGTTCATTTCGTTGCCTTCTTAGGGAAATTTCATCGGATTACCGGTTGAATCACCGGTTGAGTACCGCGCCAAATAAAGGCGCCGTTGCCGACGCCACCAAAAAAGTTAGGAGCCTCCAGTCATGTCAAGATGTCCGCTCCCCAGCATCAATCCGGACCTGAAAGGAGGCTCCTATGGACGATCAACTGCCAGCGCTTGTCATGGCGTACTTCTCACTTGTGCAAACGCTTCACAAAAAAGGCGTTGTTCAGATAGGCGATGTCGCTTCCGACTTGGAGGCCAACTACGCCATCTGGACAGCTGCTCATCTCAAGCAACGCCTTCCGGCTCTGGAGGATTTGATCCAGGAGCTTCGGAAGGCTTTTTGAGTTGCGAACGGACGATGTGGCCTATCTGGCGAACAACCTCAGAAAAGGCCACTTCGCTATGCCGCCTGGCGGATCTTTTCCGCCGCCGCTCTCTCAACCTTTCAGGCGTCGCGGGCGTCATGCCGCCTCCGTGTGCTCGCGCGGATTTGATTCGAAGTGCTCCATCAGCTTCTCGAGCTTGAGCACGCCGGGGTTATCAATGCGGCCTTGCGCGTATTTGATGAGCCACCAGTAGGACAGGCCCGTGCGTTTGCAGATGGCCGGCCACTCGCCCTTCCGGGCGTTAAGTTCGGCACGAACCGAGAGGACAAGAGACATGGGGAAATCCTTTGGATTGGCTTCCCCTCAAATCTAGCACCATGTGGCTAGATATTCAAGCAGCACATGGCTAGAGCAAGTCAATAGACTGGCAGGATCATGCTAGATATGAAAAAAGTACTGTCGGACAACCTGACGACGCTCCTCGAATCGAGGCCGGACATCTCACGCCTGAACCTTTCGAAGCAAATCAAGGTTGCTGATGGGAGTCTGGGTCGCATCAAGTACGGGACGGGCAATCCCACGATCGAAACGCTTGAAGACATTGCCCGCTTCTTTAAGGTCGAGGCATGGCAGTTACTGGCGCCGAACCTTGGCCGTGAGTCCCACCAAGCTACCGAAGCTCCTGTGCAGCAACAAAAGGTGCGCCGCAACCTGATCGCCGTACCCTCAGCGAGGGATCGACCGCGGCAACTCTCCGGGGGTGCAGCACGAAATGCAAAAATAGCTACGGCCAATTTCGATCAGATAATCGAGAAGGTCGTTGAGAAAGCGGTCGAAGAGGCCGTCAAGAAGGCTTTGAGCATCGAACACGAACGATGGGAGTCGGAACGTCGGAAGGCAGGATAAGAGCACCTCCGTACAGGACGACAGCAAAGATCATCCAGTTCCCACTCAAAACGCATACGGAAGCCGAGATATGAGACCAATTCTTATTGCACTTCCTTGCCTGCTAGCAGCCTGCGCGACAGTTCACGAGAGTTATGCGCCGGACGGACAGAAGGCCTACACGCTGAATTGCAGCGGCATGGCACGCGGCTGGGATAAGTGCTTCTCGAAAGCTGGTGAGCTATGCGGCGCGCATGGCTACAGCGTGATCGACCGCAATGGCGAGAGCGGCGCCGTCTTCGGCGGCACCAGCAACGGCTGGGGCGGCGGATCGACAATGGAACGCTCAATGGTCGTTGAGTGTAAAAACCCCTAATCCTAAGCTAGCCATATATGCCGCCTGAGGGCGGCTTTCTTTCGCCATCAATCTAGCACCATAGTGCTTGACATCCTCCCTCGCAGTGCTAGACTCTAGCCATACGGTGCTAGAGCGCGATACGCCTAGCACTCAACAGCGCATCACGCGCAGCGAGGCAAGGTCCTCGCGATCACCCACCCAAGCGAGGCCACATGAGCAAGATCATCCGCACCCCGTCGAAAGTACTTGGCGGCATCACCCCCGAAGAGAAAGTGCGCCTCGACGCGCACGCCGCGAAGTGGATTGCCAACGCGATGAGCACCGCGCCCGTTGAGCCGAACCGCCTCGTCCCCGCAATTCACGCGCTCTACGAAGCCGCCGGGCTCAAGTGCCCGCGCGTGGTGATCGTGCCGAGCCCGATCGTGATGGCGTTCGCAGGTGGCTTTTCAGCAGCGATCTGGTGGGCACGAAAGAACCACGCGAAGGCGCTCAATGACCGGCTCGCCACGGACAGCGCCACGCGCAGCGCCACGTACAGCGCCACGTACAGCGCCACGCGCAGCGCCACGGCCAGCGCCACGGACAGCGCCACGCGCAGCGCCACGCTCAGCGCCACGGACAGCGCCACGGCCAGCGCCACGCACAGCGCCACGCTCAGCGCCACGCTCAGCGCCACGCTCAGCGCCACGGACAGCGCCACGGCCAGCGCCACGGACAGCGCCACGCTCAGCGCCACGGACAGCGCCACGGACAGCGCCACGCACAGCGCCACGCTCAGCGCCACGGACAGCGCCACGCTCAGCGCCACGGCCAGCGTCACGCGCAGCGCCACGGCCAGCGTCACGCTCAGCGCCACGGACAGCGCCACGCTCAGCGCCACGGACAGCGCCACGCACAGCGCCACGCACAGCGCCACGCTCAGCGCCACGCACAGCGCCACGCTCAGCGCCACGGACAGCGCCACGCACAGCGCCACGCTCAGCGCCACGGCCAGCGCCACGGCCAGCGCCACGCTCAGCGCCACGGACAGCGCCACGCACAGCGCCACGCACAGCGCCACGCTCAGCGCCACGGACAGCGCCACGCACAGCGCCACGCTCAGCGCCACGGCCAGCGCCACGGCCAGCGCCACGGACAGCGCCACGGCCAGCGCCACGCGCAGCGCCACGTACAGCGCCACGCGCAGCGCCACGGACAGCGCCACGTACAGCGCCACGCGCAGCGCCACGGACAGCGCCACGCGCAGCGCCACGGACAGCGCCACGTACAGCGCCACGCTCAGCGCCACGGACAGCGCCACGGCCAACGCCACGGACAGCGCCACGGCCAGCGCCACGGACAGCGCCACGTACAGCGCCACGCACAGCTTGCCGGATCACTTCGCTTCGCTTGCTCGCCAGCTGGGTGATGAGTTCGGCGTCGATCCGCTCTTTATGCTTCGCTGCGCGCAGAACTGGTATCGCATGTACCAGGGCGGAAACATGTGGAGTGCGTGGGATTGCTACCTCACTGCATATCGTGACGTGCTGGGCCTCGTGCTGCCCGCGCACGAACGCTATCGCGCGTGGGAAGCGTGCTCGCTCGAAGGCGGCTTTCGCATCATGCACGAAGAGTTCTGCATCGTCAGCGATCGGCCCGAAGTACTTCTCAAGGACGAGCAAAACCGCCCGCATTGCGAGACGGGCCCTTCGCACCGCTGGCGCGATGGTTGGGAATTATTTTTTTGGCATGGCGTTGAAGTGCCGCGCGAATGGATCCTTGAAAAGCGCATCACGGTGGCAGATGCCCTTAATTGGCCAAACGTTGAGCAACGCCGTGCAGCTTGCGAAATTTTGGGCTGGAGCACCGTACTCGAATCCCCCGAACTCAACCCCAAGGTGATCGACGAAGACGAGCCACATATCGGCACGCTGATCCAGGTCGATCTCCCCGATGCGCCAGCACAGTGGTTCCTCAAATATCGCTGCGGCACGGGACGCTGGTTTGCAGAATCGGTCAACGACAAGGGTTTCAATACCGCCCTGAAAGCGAACGCGGGCGGTAACGGGTGGCGCGGTGTTGGCGACCCGCTGGATTTCATCCCGTTCGCAAGAACTTAAACGCAAGGAACTTCAATGATCCACCTTACCGAAGAGATGTTCATGTCAGGCCGCCCGGTTGCGCAAGGCGAAGTGCTGATCTGGATGAAGAAGTACGCACCCAAGTCTGTTCTCACGAGCATTTCTGGCCTCAAGAACATGCAATCGATGAAGCTCGAAAACGGCCAGATGATCCTCGGGCACAGCGAAAGCGGTCACCATCACGTGCTCGAGCCCGTGCGCGTCGGCGTGAAGATTGACAAGGCCGCGCAGGCTCTCATCGACGCGGCGAACAACACGTTCATCGAACTCACGCTGCACGAGGAATGCAAGCTCGTGCACCAGCGCGGTCACGACACGCACGGAACGTTCGTCTTTCCCGCCGGCGAATACATTCGCGGCATCCGCGAAGAGCAATCGCCCGAAGGCTGGGTGCAGGTCCGAGACTGATCGGTACGAAGCCAGCCCGGCTTTTAGAAGGGCCTTTCCGGGTGGGATGCCCGGTATGGAGAGTGTGATGCATACCGCCAATTCCAGAGTCGCCGACGAGCTTGACTACTTCGGCGCCGATCTTGAGCTGACCGCGCCGCGCGCCTGGTGCAGCGAGTGCAAGCGCCGCACGGTCCACGGCTACGACTCGCTGGGATACCGCCAGTGCGCCGAGCACAGCATCGACGAAACCGCGCTTGATGCGCTGGAGCATTGAGCCATGGTCCTAAAGCTCGAATACATCGTGGACGCCATCAAGGCTCTTCAGGCTGCGGAACTGGTGCTGACGAAGGATGAATTCATCCCGCGTTCGCAGGCGCAGACGCAATGCCTGATTGCACGCGCAATGCTCGAATCGGCGATCGGCAACGAAGTTATCGCAGTGCCGGAGGTGCAGTCATGAACCACCTGAGCTATTCCATCGTCGTGCTGGCTGCGGCCTACATGGAGTTCACGTTCGTTCCGTGGCTCGGCAAGAACGTGTACCGGCGCACGGTTAGCTACGACGCGGTCATCTGGTGCTGACCATGAAGCACGCAATCGAGATGATCCTCGCCGCCCTCGCGGGCCTGCTCTTCTGTGGCTGCGTTGCATCGGCAATCCTGATTATCGTAGTCGGCCAGCCTTTCCTGAACGCCATTACGCAACTGAGCTGGAGCCTGAAATGATCCGCCACAAAGAACCGGGCATCAGCGTTCGCATATCCGACGAAGGGTTGCGGCGCGCGTACGGCGACAACGACATGCTCAACCGCCTGAAGCGCGTCGAGCGCATCCACAAGGTGATCGCGGTCGTCGCATCGTGGGGCTTCGCGTGCGGGCTCGGAATCGTGATCGCGTGGTCAGCGTGCAATGGAGCGTGAGATGAACGAGAAAAAATTTACGCCGGGACCGTGGTCCGTCGGTGGCCCTACCGGATACCTGAATCAGGTTGCCATTGACCCATCGATCGGATGCGCGTACGGCGCAGGTGAGGAAGTTAAAGCGAACGCTCGCCTCATCGCCGCCGCGCCCGATCTGCTCGAAGCACTGCAAACCACTGCGTTATTGCTTCAGGCCTCCTGCATGATCTTCGACCCGGAGAGCCGAGGCATCGCTCTGGAAGCTGTCAAAGAAGCGCGCGCTGCCATCGCCAAAGCCACCGGAGCCTGACATGCGCCATTTACTTGCCGTCCTCGCCGGCTGGCTTCTCGTCTTCACGCTCTACGCGGCCTGGTTGCAGGCGCACGAGCCGAGCAGCGCGGGGCATGTGGTGTATGGCGAAATCCATAGAACCTGACGGGAGTAACGCAACATGAATGCACCACAAACCCTAGTCCTCGACCGCACGAAGTACCTCGGCGGCTCGGATGTCGCCGCAATCCTCGGCATCTCACCGTGGCGCACGCAGCTCGACGTGTTCTTCGACAAAATCCGCCCGCGCGTCGAGGAAACCGATCCGGCCCGCGTGAAGGTTCTCACGCGCGGCAAGCGCATGGAGCCTTATGTGATCGACCTCCTGCAGGAGGAAACGGGCCTGCTGGTTGTGCGGCGCGGCCAGCGTTATGTGGATAGCGAACTGCCGTTCATCGCGGCTGAGATCGACGCTGAAGCGCAGAGCGGCGAGAACATCGAGATCAAGACGAGTTCGCCTTTCAAGTCCAAGGAATGGGGTGAGCAGCAGACCGACGAGATTCCCATCTACTACACCGCTCAGGCCATGCACGGAATGATGGTGACTAACGCGCCAGTGTGCGTGTTCGGCGTGCTGATCGGTGCCGACGATTTCCGCGTGTACCGCGTCGAGCGCGATAACGAGACGATCGCCGCAATCCGCGAGAAGGAAATCGCCTTCTGGGATCGCGTGCAGCGCAACGATGCGCCGGAGCCGACGACCGTTTCTGACGTGCTGACGCTCTACGGTGCGAAGGATGCCGGCACGGCTATCGAAGCGAACGATGCCATCGAGGCCGACGTGTTTCGGCTGCGCAACCTCAAGGAAGACCTGAAGAAGCTTGGCGCGCAGGCTGAAGAGGCCGAGGAGCGCATCAAGGTCTTCATGGCCGATCACGCGATCCTGACCATCAAGGGAGCGCCCGTCGTCACATGGAAGGCCCAGAGCGCGAGCCGATTCGACCAGACCGCATTCAAGGCAGCACATCCAGACCTCTATGAGGCCTTCAAGAAGACCAGCGAAACGCGCGTGATGCGCGTCAAATAAGGAGCGATCCCACCATGAGCAGCGCAGCACTCAAAGCCGTAGCGACCGACCGCAAGGAACAGAATCCCGTCGTCGCGTTCCGCAATTTCCTCGAAAAGCAGAAAGCCCAGCTCGCCGCGGCGCTGCCGAAGCACATGAGCCCCGATCGCATGATCCGCCTCGCGTGCACGGAGTTCGCGAAGAATCCGACGCTCCAGAAGTGCGACGCAATCTCAGTGTTCGGCAGCATCATCCAGGCGTCGCAGCTCGGCCTCGAGATCGGCGTGCTGGGTCAGGCCTACCTCGTGCCCTATCGCAACAACAAGAAAAACACGATGGAGGCGCAGTTTATCCCTGGCTACAAGGGGTTGATCGCACTCGCGCGGCGCTCCGGTGAAGTGACCAGCATCGAGACGAACATCGTCTACGAGCACGATACGTTCAAGTTGACGCTCGGCGTCGATTCGAACCTCGTGCACGAACCGTATCTCGACGGCGATAGAGGGAAGGCGCGTCTCGTCTACGGCGTGGCCAAGTTCAAGGACGGTGGCCATCACCTCGAATGGATGTCGATCAGCGACGTGGAGAAGGTCCGCGCACGCTCGAAGGCATCTGGCAGCGGCCCATGGGTGACGGACTATGAGCAGATGGTGCGCAAGACGCTGATCCGTCGCATGGCGAACTATCTGCCGATGTCGATCGAACTGAACAACGCCCTCCAGGTGGACGAAGCCGTTGATGCTGGTAAGCACGCGACGATAGATGGCGATTTCGTTGTGGTGAGGGAAGACGACGAATCTCCTGCATCAGACCACGCCGACCTGGTAACTGGCGAAATAACCGACCAGCGCGCCCAGCAGGAAGAGTCGATGGTTTCCTACGGCGACCTGCTCGCCCAGGTGCAGAAGGCGACGAGCGTAGAGGCACTCGATCTCATGATGGATACGGCGCGCGACCTTCCCGAAGAGCAGTACGTGAAGATCCAGCAGGCCGCAGACGACCGCCGTGAAGTGATTCTAGGGGCCTGACATGGCGCAGCACCACAGCACACGCTCGATGGTCGAGCGCCTGACCGGCCTGCTCGGCACGAAGGACCTCACCGACTGGGAAACGGGCTTCGTCGAGAGCATGCAGCGCCGCCTCGCGAACAACTCGCTCACCACCATCACCGAGGCACAGGCCACGGCGCTCGAAACGATCTTCAACAAGCACTTCGTATAAAGGAAGCCACACACATGTTCAGCCTCGCAGACCAACTCACGAAGATCGTCAGCACGACGCCGGTATCGGAGAAGCACGGCAAGGATCGCGTTTCGGCGCTCTCCATCGGTCTCTATGTCGTACTGCCGAGCGCCGCGCTCGATCACTTCGATACCGCGCTGCGCCCGTCGATCTGGCGCAAGCCGATGCCGAAGCCGGGCGATCTGCCGCTTGAGTCCGACGAGCTTACCGAGCTGCGCTTTCCGTTCATGCGCGATTATGCGTGGAGCCGGAAGTACGAGGGCTATCTGCTGCGCGTGCATATCGGTGCGACTGGCTCCGAAGACGTGCTACTCGGTGAATGCGGCATCAAGGACATTCGCTTCGTAGCGCAGGAAGGCGGCAGCGTCGGTATCGGCTTCAAGGTGACGGCTCATCCGAAGGACGAGCACGACCTTGGCAAGATCTGCACGCGCCTGCAACAGGAAGTGATCGTGACGCTCACGCCGCCCGACAAGCCGGTCGATCTGTTCAGCGGGCAGCAGGAAGAAGAAAGCGACGATGAGCGCGATCCGTTCGAGGGATCCGACCTTGCGGAAGATGAGACGCGCATCGAGCCGACGCCCGAGAAGAAGCGCGGCCGGCGCGCAGTGACGCACTGACAGCAGACGGCGCAGGAGACTGCGCCTAACCCCAACCGATTGAGTGAGACAGCATGAGCGACTTCGCCATCCCGCAAATCGTCCGTCACAAAACGACTGGCGATTTTCTGATTACGAGAGAGCGCTACCAAGCCAACAAGTGGGGTCCTGCCGGATATCGCTGCTCGCCCATCGACAACAGCAATACGACGATGGGCTATGCGGATGACGCTCTTGAATTGCCGCCGCCGCGCAAACCTGGTGTCTTTGATTACGCGATGGATATCGTGCCGCGCGCACAAGGCGCTTTGGATTGGGAGCACGTTGAGCCGGCACGTCTCGACCTCACGCTTTCGAACATCGCCGCGTGCGCAGGATGGGTGGCTTATCCAGGTATCGCGTGGGTGAAAAAGCCCGGTGACGGCAACCATAAGTCATGGGCTCGCCTGTTTCTGCATACGTCACAGTTCGGCGGATATACCGGCCAAGCTCACGCATTGGTGTACGAGAGGGGTGCCAATAAATACCCGTCGCACCTCCGCGAGGCTGTCATTGATGCGGCAGTAAAAGCCGTGCATCGACGCAACGAGCCCGCTGGAAATCTCGCCGCCGCAGTTCTTGAAATGGAATCGACGCCGTACTACAAGCGCGAGGCTGCGATGCCGTCGGCGTGGGTTGTATCGATCTGCAAGCACGAAGTCGAAGACCAAAGCACCGCCTCATCACGCATGCGCGGCTGGCACCCGGCGCGCTGCTCGAAGTGTGGCATCAACCTATCGGTCGATTCGAGCGACTGACTCCCCACCCGTAACGGCATAGAGACGGCATGGCCGCGTATTACAACGAGATCGAACCCTACGCCGCGCAGTGGCTGCGCAACCTGATAGCTGCCGGGCACATCGCTCCCGGCGACGTTGATGAAAGGAGCATTGAAGATGTCCGACCTGATGACCTTCGCGGATACACACAGTGCCATTTCTTCGCCGGCCTTGGAGGATGGTCGCGCTCGCTTCGAGTTGCCGGGTGGCCGGACGACCGACCTGTTTGGACCGGTTCCTGTCCTTGTCAACCTTTCTCCGTCGCAGGCAAAGGACTTGGGTTTAATGACCCGCGACACCTCTGGCCTTCGTGGTACTGGCTCATCAAGGAGCGACGCCCTGCAATCCTCTTTGGAGAACAGGTTGCGGCAGCGACTGACTGGCTCGGTCTCGTGCGACATAACCTGGAAGCCCTGGAATACGCCGTGGGGGCAATCCCTATCGAAGCCGCGAGCGCGGGTGCGGACCACTTTCGGCGTTATGAGCCGCGTATTCGCTCTGTGCGCGTGGCCATACCTGGAGAAACGCTCGGCGCACAGCGCTGGCATCGCATGCGTCAATGGGTC